ATTCGTGGGGCAATCCTCCATAACAATTTAGTTACTGATAAGAAGCTTAGCAGAAAAATAGAGAAGATAACCAGTGGTGACAAGGTTAAGTTTACATACTTAGTCAAGCCAAATCCTATCAAGGAGAATGTTATTGCCTTTATTGATTACATGCCAAAGCAATTCAATCTAGATAAGTATGTGGATTATAATATGCAGTTTGAAAAGACATTCTTAGGTGCCATTGAACCTGTACTAGATGCGGTTGGATGGAAGAGTGAAAGAAGTATTACACTTGAATCATTTTTCAGTTAAGTATGTACTTTTGCAAAAAGCGTGTTATAATAGTAGTATAAATTAATAGAAGGAAGTATATATTATGAAACTATATGTCAATAAAGATAAAACTAAGTTCGCTGCCAATCAAACAGATGCCAAGAAGCAGTTTGGTATAGTTGAACCTTATGAAGTACCTACTGACAAGCCTGGACTTATAGCCTTTCTTAATAACTACGAAGGCCCACCGGCTGCAGCTGTTGATCAGCAACCAGCGGATAGGAATGAATATCCCACCAGCAGCGTTACTCATCCACCTAGAGATACTTTGGTAGGAAGATGTAGCATGGTAGAGTTAAAAGAGTTGTCCACTACACTTAATGTTTTAATAAATAAAACGTGGAATAGTATGGACCAACTAAATCCAGAGGCACTAATCAAATGATGAAATTAGTAGAGTTTTTATACGGTGCAGGTTATATAGCTTGCATTGCAATCGCAGTATATGTTACACTTGTAATTATAGAAAGCGCAATCGGAGTAAGATAATGAGTAAAAATTGGGTAGAAGATATTGCAGCAATGCATAACAAATATGGTGTACATGAATGGACCGCTACCGCAAGTCCATATGATTTAAAAAAGTTTATAGATTTTCGCTTAGATTTTATCGAAGAAGAATTCGAAGAAACTCAGAAAGCACACTTTGAAGAAGATGCTGAAGAAATTGTAGATGGTCTTATTGATCTTTGTGTTGTAGCTATTGGTACATTAGATGCATTAGGTGTAGATCCATATAAAGCATGGGATAATGTCTTGGCTGCGAATATGGCAAAGGAAGTCGGCATTAAACCTGAACGTCCAAATCCATTAGGCCTTCCAGATCTTATTAAACCTTCTGATTGGAAAGCTCCATCACATCAGGGTAATCATGGTATTATTGCAAATAGTTTTTCTGATAAAATTAAAGATCGTATGGAAGTAGCAAACAAAGCAAGGACTGATATTCTAGCTGATAACCCTGATATTAATTCTAGCTGGACTCCTGATGCTATTACCTATGATGAGAAAGTTAGTATTGACTTAGTTGACTTTACGGCAGATTCTGAGTATATTAAAATGATGGGAGATATGAATGCCAATAGCTAAAAGTAAAATAACCTATGACCTATGGTTACAAATGTACAAGGGTGTTGATATACACACAATCACTTTAAAAGAACACACTAAATGGTGTATTCAATTTGCTGCATGGAAAAACGGTAACATAGAAAAAGTATGAAACATTTAACCCGTCGTTGGGGAAGTTTAACCGATCTGAAAAGGTATTTAGAAACTAAAACTAAAGAAAAGGTAATGAGCTTCAACGGTATTGAACTTGTTACTAATAAAGGTAGTTATAGTATTTCAGTGACATACGGCACAATGGAAAATGAATTAATTTTTAAGAAAAAATGAAAGCACTTACATTATTTAAATCAGTATTTGATAACAAAACTCATAAGCGTGTCGACTTTAAAGACGATGCTTCTTTTGAGAAGTTATTCATTGACTTATCGGCTTTACCTCGTAAAGATAAAAAGTCAGCTTCTTTAATATCACCAGCAGTTTATGAACCTGATACAACTCGTTCTAATGCTAGTGTGATATGTTGGGCAGGTTGGTGTGCAGTAGATGTAGATGAACACATATTTGATGGAGATCTTGAGAAAGAATTGCTTGACAACTACGGTCAATGGAATCACATCGTATATTCTACTGCTTCATCCACTAAAGAGCATCCTAAGTTTAGGATAGTATTCCCATTAAGTGAAGATGTTCCTAAGGACAAGATCAAGCACTTCTGGTTTGCTCTTAATAAAGAGTTAGGTGACATTGGTGATCCTCAAACAAAAGATCTAAGTCGTATGTATTATATCCCTGGCCAATACGCAGGTGCATATAATTTTATATTCAAGAACTTCTCTGGTATGATCATGAATCCATATGATATTATGGCAAAGCATGATTATGTACAGAGAGCTGGTGGTTTATTAGACCATCTCCCACCTGAAATTCGTCGTCAATTGCTTGCTCACCGCAAGAATGAAATGACAAACAATAGTATAACATGGAGCAATTATAGAGATTGCCCATTCGTTAATCAAAAATTAGTTAAAGAGTATAACCAAATCTCTGAGACTGGTTGGTATACAAAGATGTATGCCATTATGGTTTCAATTGCAGGAAGTGCTGTCAGACAGAAGTACAATATAACTGCTCAAGAAATCACTACATTGTGTAAGGAGATAGATTATGAAAACGGAAACTGGTATAAATCAAGACCATTTGACAAAGAGGCCGATCGTGCCATTGAATTCGTATACGGAAACGTTTAACCAAACAGACATAGATCCTAAACGTTTATACGAAAGGGCCAAGCCTGAATCTGAAAAGATAACTTGGAATCCAAATATGAGATCTAAAGAAAAGATCTTAGAAGATTGTTTGATGGGGCAATGTGCAGAACTATATCTAATAGATAAGTGCGGATACACAGATAATCCTAATGGATTTATGGATGTGTTTGATCTTGAAGGTCGTGAGATTGAAGTCAAAACTACACGTAACCCGTATAATGTGAAGTATATGTTGGGTGATCTATTAGTCCGTAAGGTCGAATTTGGTCATGATGTTGCTGATACAGTTTTAGCATATCATTACCAAGAGAAGACCGGCGATTATATATTCTTAAATGAATATAATTTTAATGGTACAGAGTATGTACAAACACAATAAACTATGTTATAATATACCTTTCAATGGAGAAATAAATGCAAAAAGAATCAATACTAATCCTGCAAGAATGTGCAGAACTTCAAGCTAAAAAGTCAGAAGACTATCAAAACCCTAACTCGCAAGTAAAACAAGCAATGCATTACCGACGTGGTGTCAATTCTATACATGATACTATGCACGGCAAAATGTTGCGTGCTCAGTCTTTACTTGAATCGGGTCAAGCCAATAACTTTGAGTCACTTGAAGACACGTATAAAGATCTTATTAATTATGCATCTTTTGCTGTCTCATATATTCGTGGCAAAATGGAAGGCCAAGATCCTACACTCGATTATTTAAATAATCCTATTACTAAGAGATCAGACAATGTTGATTAAACCTTATAGGGTGCAAGATGTTCGTGATTACTTTGTCGCGGCCAAGCAGCACCAAATGAATATGACCACCGATAAGACCGGTGTTAAATGCATTGAACTTATCGGTGCAAGCTTTGAAGCAAATGAACCGGCAATCTTCGGTGAACCTAACTTAGAATATATCAATCGTGAAATCGAATGGTATAAATCGCAATCACTTAATGTTAATGATATATACGGCAGTGAACGTAAACCACCTGAAGCATGGAACTACGCATCATCTCCTGAAGGCTTTATTAATTCTAACTATGGCTATTTAATATGGTCTAAAGAGAATGGTGATCAATATAATAATGCCTTAGCAGAATTAATGAGTAATGAAAATAGCCGTCGTGCTGAAATGATTTACACTCGTCCAAGTATATGGGAAGAATATGACTACCTCGGTATGTCTGACTTTATATGTACTAATACCGTATCTTATTATATCCGTGATGATAAATTAGAATGCTGTGTGCAGATGAGATCTAATGATGTTGTGTATGGTTATAAGAATGATTATGCATGGCAACAATATGTTCTTAACGAATTAGCAAATGATCTCGGTATTGAACCTGGCAAAATGATTTGGCAAGTACAAAATTTACATGTCTATGAAAAACATTTTGATTTGGTTCAACCAACTAGAGTATTACCAGTAAAAGTGGCAGCTTAATGTGGCTTAACGAAGAAGCACTAGATGTGCTAGTAAACTATTACTACCCTAAGGCAGGTTGGTTACAAGACAACGTGAATTGGGGACCATTAGATTACGAGGGTCCTGAAGCGAATAAGCTTATCAATGATCCTCTCTTACAGAAGATAGACATCTATGATTGTAAGACACGGAATGCAGCTGGCTTTTCTAATGTCTTGCAAGACTTAAAGTTTGGTTCTAATACTCCAAAATGGAGATGGCAGAATGAATCTCGTAGATCTATTAATAGTGAAAATGATAAGATCACTTGGGGTTTGTCTACGTGGTTCTTTGTTATGATGTGCCATCGTATTACAGGAAGTGGTGCATCATTTGAGAATGACCATGGATATCGTAATAACATTATTCAGCATTGGGGTACACGGTTTAACAGTATAGAAGAGATGTGTGAAGACTTAGTAAAGCAGAAACAGAAAGGTCCGATCTTTACTTCTATTGGTAACCAACCACCAGCTCCTAAAAAGGGTGTAACTAATGTAGACTTTATGACAAAGGAACTACCGAAGTTAATGTTTGAATTCACTGATTGGTTATTGTATGACTCTAAAGAAAAGAAAGGTCATAAAGATATTGTAGACTTTTTAAATAAACATAATGCAAAGATGGGGCACAGAAAGTTTAACTTCCAATATGCTGCATTCTCTATGGATTGCTCAGATTATTTTCCAGAGTCTGTAGATGTAGATTCACATACCTATTTAGGTAATAACGCAGTCCGTTGTATGAAGAAGTTATCTACAGGATATAAGCCAGATGAGTTCATGGATCTATTAAGAGAACGCACAGGTGGTAAACCTAAGGATCTTGAAGATGTGATGTGTGACTTTGTGAGGTTTGGTCAGAATTATGTGCCAAGAGGTAACGGTACATTTGACCACATTACATCTACTATAACTAATAACAGCGGTTGGGTATCTGGCTGGGAACAGAGACAGGGCACACCACCAGAAAAAAGTAATATATTACCAATATAGTTGTACAATCTAGGTAAACTATGTTATAATATAAGCATGGAAAGAAAAAAAGGAAAACAATGCCACACAATAACCACGTAGAAGACGGATTCAACGTCGATGTTGGAATGATGCAACCAGATGAAGCTAAGAATTATTACTTAGATCTTGCAGGTGATTGGGAAGATCCTAATCCTGAACCACGCATTGTTATGCATGAAGGTATAAGAGTTGTAAGAGATGATGACTTAGTTGGATCAAAGGTCCGCGGTGGTGATTGTTTAATGTCAAGTATCAAAGAAGATATTATTGTGTATGTCCAACCAAGAACTGGTTTGGCTGGTGTAAGTATATTAGATGTTGCAAAAAGACACAATAAAAGTGTGCGTTTGTTTATGCCCTCATCTAAAAGAATTTCATCTCATCAAGCATGTTGTATAGAGCAAGGAGCAGAAGCATCCTTCCATAGAATTGCAGCCATGCCTAACCTAAACCTAATTGCTAAGAAGTGGGCTGATGAGAATCCAAATGCATTCTTTATTCCCTTAGGACTTAAACACAAATTAGTTACAGCAGGAATGGTAAAGGTTGCCAGTAAGATTAAAGAACCTGATGTTGTCTATGTTGCTACATCAACCGGTGTATTGACACGTTCATTACAGATAGCTTGGCCTAATGCAGAGTTTGTATCTGTAGCAGTAAGTAGAAATATGAAAGCAGGTGAATTAGGTAGGGCGCAGGTTATATCTGAGGCACGTGCATTTACTGCGCCAGAGAAGCCAGAGAACCTACCTCCATTTCCAAACATTGCTACATATGATGGTAAGGTATGGAAATTTATTCCAAAACATTCTGATAAAGATATACTATTTTGGAACGTAGGTAAAGAACCTGCATTGACAGATGAAACACTATATGAAACAGATAGCTATAGGGAATGGGATAAGAACTTATGATAACAGGAACATTTAATAAAATACCACGTAAGAAGAATAGCCATGGATATGGTTGGGCACGTACGTGGGCAGAGAATTTAAACGTTGGTATCAATCATGATGCTGACCCAGTTGAGATACTATACTTAGATCATGGAGTAAACTTCGGTGGATCTATTAATCTATTCGGTGGATTTGATGATAAGCTTAAGCAGAGGGTGGATAACTTTTTACTAGCTGACAAAGTTTATTCACTAGACATTGATATGCCTGAGTATGGAAATATGTTAGCCAAGAGAAAAGATTGCCCAGATAAAGACTGGTGCGCTCGTGTCCAAGACAAATGCGACGGAGCTCAAACAATGTTATCCACTGATCTTGATACAGATTGGTTAACCATCGGTGATTCCCATACGGCCGCGTTCGCCCCTGAGGGGAGCATGGTTATTAAAACCAATGGGCTTACTCTTAACGGCATGATCAAGAGCAATTTCCAATACGTACGTGATCATATGGCTAAGTGTAACAACCTACAAGGTATCACATTAGTCTTTGGTAATATAGATCTTAGACATCATATATGTAGATTAGGTATTGACTACAGAGATATGTGGATAGAATTTAAAAGGTTTGGTGATAGTTTGCCAATACCAGTTGAGTATGCAGTGCCATGGCCCATAGAGTTTGAAGGTAGGAAATTACCTAAGACAGGTTACTATAAAGGTCAACCATTTTGGGGTTCATATTATGATAGATCACAAGCCCTAGCAGGTATCATTGAGACAATGGATATGATCAGCATGAATAAGATTATGTATCCTAATGAATGGCTAATGATGAATCCAGAAGTATATGCTAAAGAAAAGATGGAAGGAACATCAAGTGTTCACATCTCACCAGAATGTTATCGAAGAAAAGAATTTGATCAAGGGTATGTACTTCCCATCTAAATGTGATATAATAGATACATAAATTGATAAGGAGAAGATATATGGGTTATGAATACTCACAATATATTTTTTGGATAGCAGCTATAGTTATTTTAACTATTTTGCTTGAAAAATTCTTTGACGATAATTAAATTAATAATGAAGGAGTACAAATGGGTATAATGGATAAACTTCAGAAGAATTCTAGGATTAAAGAGACAGCAGTTCTCGATAAGTCTAAATTGTTTTCTGGCAAAGATATGGTAACCACACCGGTTCCAATGATTAACGTTGCACTATCTGGTGACCCAGACGGAGGTCTGTCTTCCGGACTAACAGTATTAGCAGGACCATCGAAGCATTTTAAGACTTCGTTTGCTCTTCTAATGGCAGCAGCATACTTAGACAAGTATGAAGATGCTGTGTTGTTATTCTATGATTCAGAGTTTGGTAGCCCGCAACAATACTTTAAGTCGTTTGGTATTGATACTTCTCGAGTTCTGCATAGTCCAATAACTAATGTAGAAGAACTGAAGTTCGATCTAATTAATCAATTAGAAAATATCGAACGCAAAGATAAAGTCATTATTGTTATTGACTCTATTGGCAACCTTGCATCTATTAAAGAATTGACTGATGCTATGAATGAAAAGTCTGTGGCAGATATGTCAAGAGCAAAAGCCCTTAAGGGTTTATTCAGAATGACCACTCCATATTTAACTATGAGAGACATTCCGTTGATTGCTGTTAACCATACCTACCAAGAGATTGGTCTATTCCCTAAAGCTATCGTATCAGGCGGTACAGGTATCTATTACTCAAGTGATAATATCTGGATCATTGGTCGTCAGCAAGAGAAGAAAGGTACGGAGATCATGGGTTATAACTTTGTGATCAATGTAGAGAAGTCACGGTTTGTGCGTGAGAAGTCTAAGATCCCTATCTCTGTTACATGGGAAGGTGGTATTGAATCATACTCTGGCTTATTAGATGTTGCACTTGAAGGTGGATATGTAGTCAAGCCTAATATCGGTTGGTACTCTAAGGTTAATAAGAAGACTGGTGAGATAGAAGATAAGAAGGTTCGTGTTGCTGAAACACTTAAAGAATCTTTTTGGCTACCTATCTTTAAGGATACAGACTTCAAAGCATACCTTAAAGGCAAGTACGAAGTCGGTCATGCTAGCATGATTAAATCATCATCACCTGAAGATATGGATATTTAATGCAGATTGAAACATTAATCTTACGTAACTTAATGCTTAATGAGGATTACACTAGAACTGTAATTCCTCATTTAAAGCTTATATACTTTGAAGATCCTTACAGAGCAGTATTCTCTGAGATAGTTGACTTCGTTAATAAGTTTAATAAACTTCCTAGTGCAGATGCACTTAGTATTGAATTAAGAAATAATCCTAAAGTTGGTTCTGATTCATTAGCTCTTATACCTGAGATCAGTGTACAAGAGAAAGAACAGACAATGCCATGGCTTATTGAACACACTGAGAAGTGGTGTCAGGACAGAGCAATCTATTTGGCTATCATGGATTCAATTAATATTATTGAAGGTAAGCATGAGACTCTAGGTAAGAATTCTCTACCTGAAGTATTAAGTGAAGCCCTTGGTGTAAACTTTGATATTAAAGTAGGTCATGATTATGTAGATGATTCAGATTCTCGATTCGATTTCTATCATAGAGAAGAAGAGCACCTACCATTTGACTTAGAGATGTTTAATAAGATCACAAAGGGTGGTTTAGTAAACAAGTCTCTTAATGTTGCCCTTGCAGGAACCGGTGTAGGTAAATCCCTATTCATGTGTCATGTTGCCGCTGGTGCTTTAACACAGATGAAAAATGTGTTATACATAACTATGGAAATGGCAGAAGAAAGAATTGCTGAACGTATTGATGCTAACTTAATGAATGTACCTATTGATCAATTAGAGAATCTATCAAAAGATATGTTTGATAAGAAGATGCATAAGCTTACTGACAAAGGTGTTGGCAAACTTATTGTAAAGGAATATCCTACTGGTGCAGCAAATGCAAATAACTTTAGGTCTTTATTGAAAGAGCTTAAGATCAAAAGAGACTTTGAACCTGATTTAATCTGTATAGACTACTTGAATATCTGTTCAAGCGCTCGTATGAAAGCTATGGGTGGTTCTATTAACTCATATACATATGTCAAAGCAATCGCTGAAGAATTACGTGGGTTAGCTGTAGAGTTTAATCTACCGGTTCTAACTGCAACACAAACCACGAGAGGTGGTTTTGGTAACTCTGATGTAGGCTTAGAAGATACATCTGAATCATTTGGTCTACCAGCAACCGCTGACTTAATGTTTGCACTTATAGCAACAGAAGAATTAGATAACATGAATCAGATAATGATTAAGCAACTTAAGAACAGATATAATGATCCAACAGGATCAAATAAAAAGTTTGTAGTGGGTATTGACAGAGCTAAGATGAGACTGTATGATGTAGAAAAAACTGCACAAACTCTCAATGTGAGGGATGAACCGCCTAAGGTCGCCAATAGATATGAGGAGTTTAATGTATGAGTTCATTAATGCAGTCTACAGCATGGACAGATAAATATATTAAGTTAGCAAAGGTAATCTCTACTTGGAGTAAAGATCCTAGTACTAAGATTGGTTGTGTGGTTGTAGGTGCTGATGGTCAGATACTATCACAAGGATTCAATGGTTTCCCACGAGGAATTAAAGATTCTGAAGAGAGACTAAATAACCGTGAAAGGAAATATGAATTAGTTGTACATGGTGAGATGAATGCAATATACAACGCATCTCTTAATGGAGTATCTTTAAAAGATTCTACTATGTATGTGTATGGTTTACCTACTTGTAATGAATGTGCTAAAGGTATTATTCAAGTCGGTATCAAAAAGGTTGTTGCCATGAGACCTGCTAAGTATAATAGTGATTGGGATAAATCAAACAAGAATGCTGCAGCTTTATTTAAAGAAGCTAATGTAATGTATTTAATAAAAGTGGAGGAAGAATAATGGGTAAGACAACAGTGCCGTTTATAAAAAAACGAGCAAAAGGACAGCCGAAAGTTAAGAAAGATATGAGTCACGGTACATACCGGTGTAAGAGGCATCCTAATAGTAAGAGGTGCCAGAATGCTTAAAACAAAAGTATTAGCATTAGCAACTGGTGCAGCAGTAATGTGGTCAACAATGGCCATTGCCGATTCAAGTGTAAGAGGTTCAGTGAAGGACCATTATCATGAAGTTGTTTATCTTGAGCCATACTATGTTGAAGTATGTGGTGAAGAGACAAAGATGAAAGGTAATGTTGTTGAAGGTGCTGTATGGGGAGCAATCTTCGGAAGTATCTTAGGCGATGTTCTTAATATCGATAGGACAACTGGTGCTGTCGTCGGTGGTATGGTTGGTGCAAAGACTGAAGAAGCCAAAGGTAAGGTAAATACTACATCTGTTGTTTGTCAAACTGAAGTGCGTCAAAACAAAACCACGCGTAAAGAATATTCACATTCGACTATGAGATTTGAAATTGAAGGGAATACATATGAAGTCCAGTTTAATAAAAGATAAATTTAAACCGTTTGACAAGTGGTCATTTGTAGATAAGAATGATTTAGATACTGAACATTGGTATGTACGGTTAGAGGGTGGTGAATACCACAACGTTATATTCAGATACATGGATGTTAAACTAAACGAAACAACACAGTCTATTAACTTTAATTATGAAGTTATAGAATATCCTGGGGAAAATCCTCATGGCAATATACAATTCAATACTGCATTGGGTGATATATTAAAAAGTATATTAGATGATACATTGACTAAGCAGGATTATGTATTAGGACCTAAAGAAGAAGAAAATGAATCTTAAAGAAACACTAACCATTCTATCAGAAGAATGTGCAGAAGTTGTTCAGGCCAATTCTAAGTTAATTAGATTTGGCGTGGATAATGAAGAGAACAAGGATCATTTAGAGCAAGAGCTCGGTGACATTATGGCTATGATATGTATCCTTGATTATTATGGGTATGTTAACATAGAACGCATAGGTAGTCACATGGAACCTAAGCTAATTAAGCTTAAAAAGTACAGTACAATAAAGAACTTAAATAAAATTATTAAGAATTTATAATAGTATAAATACCTTTATATATTCAGTTTATAAGGGAATAAATGAAATCTTTAAGACAACACATACTCGAAGGAAGAAATGATCCTTCAATCTTCCACGCAGTATTTATGGCTGGCGCTCCGGGTGCTGGCAAATCTTTTGTTGCCGATTCTATGGCCCTTCCTGGGCAATTAGGATACAAAGAAATTAATTCAGATATAGAATTTACTCGTTACATGAAATCTGCAGGATTAACTGACGAGAAAGGTACAGTTATCCTTGACCCTAACAGAAAATTTGAACGTGGCGTTATACGAACTGTAGCAAAAAGACATACACAAGCAAAACAAAGTGGTGCATTGATTGGAAGGCTAGGTCTTGTTATTGATGGCACTGGAGCTAACTCTGGTAAGTTACTTAAGCAAAAGAAAACATTAGAATCTCTTGGATACGAATGCCTTATGGTATATGTTAATCTATCTTTAGAAGGTTCAATAGAAGCAGACAGACAACGAGGACTTGATGGTGATAGAACTATTGGTCCTGAGTTAGTTACTACTAAGTGGAAAGAATTACAATCAGGCCTGGATCCTTTTAAAAAGTCATTCGGCAAATTATTTTTCGAGATAGATAACTCTGTAAGAGAGAAAACTCCAATATCAGTACGCAAGGTATTAAACTTTATTGTCAAGTGGTCTAAAACTATGCCTAAAAATAAGGCAGCTAAAAAATGGATGGATGCAAATTGAAAACATATAAAGAAGTAGAGGCCATCGATTGTATGTGTGAAGACATGTACAAAGACTTAGTTGTTGAGAAGTATGAAGGCAAGACACTAAATAACCCTACTCGTTCTGAGAAAGGTGCAAAACACAAGTTCCATGTATATGTAAAGAACGCTAAAGGTAATGTTGTAAAGGTTACATTTGGTGATCCTAACATGGAAATTAAAAGAGATGACCCTGCCAGACGTAAAGCTTTTAGAGCACGTCATAATTGTGCAGATAAAAAAGATAAAACTACAGCCGGATATTGGTCATGTTACCAATGGAGAGCTGGAGCAAAGGTAGATAATTAATGTTAAGCTTTAACAAAAAAGTAGAAGAAGATACTGGTATGCGTATAATTGATTTGCTCCCTAAGAAGGTGAAGCGAATGATATATAGACACCAACACCAAGACAAGTATAAAGCTGCTCTGCTCATGATGAAAGCATTAAGGAAAGATCCTGATGTAATTTCTAGAGGTCTATCTAAAGATAAAATTAAAGCTATTGCTGCTGATCACTTTGGTTTAAACCACAGAGAGTTTGATAAGGTACTTGATCGTAAGACAAGATACGAAGAGAAGACTCCTGCACGACCTCAAGATGATGATTCAGGTTGGGTAGAAGAGTTTATCGTTGAGGCTCCACTAGGACCCGGTGATCTTGGAGGTGTTAATGCTGTTACTGGTGAATTAAGAGTAGAAATCCTTAAAAAATTAATTAAAGATGGTACACCTATCAAGATGGTTCCAGGTAAAGGCCATAAGAATGACTTGTTTACAGTAACAGATAAGAAATTAGCCTTAGACGCCTTAGATAAATTTACAAGAGACGGTAAGAGTTTCTCTATTGGTACCTATGATGGTAAGAATGTAAGTAGTAGCCACATTTTTAAGTCTAAAATATTCGGTGGTGATATGGGTGGCGCTGGCCCTGGAACAAAGGCTACAGCGGAAAGCGAATCAGCACAAGCATTGTGGTGTGCTGCAGTAACAGGTGAAGGTAAAAAGACATACGAACATTTCACTAATGATATTCTAAGTAAATATACCAATCGTGCATTTACTGGTGGTACTAACCTTAAAACAATGTTAAGTATACCAGATGATTGGAGAAAGAGTTCATACTTATCGGCAGTAGTATTACTTGATGGTGGCTTTATTAATAAAGGTATGACATTCCATCGCGATGACGTAAAGATGAATGACATATACTCAAAGAAAAAAGACGCATATCGAAACAATGATATGAAGAATCTTAATAATGATAAGTGGAACCCTGGTGATATCTGGGCCCTTGACAAGAGTTTTAATGCTGATAATATACCTGTACTTACTGTTCATGCACTAAATGTATATATGTTAGAAGAGTATATAGCAAGAAGAATTGTGGGCATATCCCTTAAGATAGTTGACAAAGGCACTGGAACATTTAAAGAATACAATAAAGAAGTACCTGTACCTACCGATGATTATAAAGTTGATAAACTGCAAGTCAAGGGTGAGAAGAGAGGAACCTTTTGGAGTACGAAGAGAGGTAGTATAACATCTAAAGAAGGTATGATACTGCAAATAGCTGCTAATAAATCTTTTGGCACAATGAAGATTGAGATAACAGGTAAAGGTGCAAGAGGCGGCGGTGCTGGTTACGGTCCAATTGAAGATTCAATTGAAATGCTTAAGATGCCTAAGTTAGAATCAAACTCTAATCTTGTCAAGCAAGCAAAGACTTTAGCTGATCCAGCAAAGAAAAACGATAAAGTGCGTAGAGACTTTTATAATAGAGTATCCAAGTTTGAAAAGATGACTAGGAAAGAGTTTGATGTAGAAATAGTAAAGAAAGATGCATCATGGATTCATTCTAAACTTGGTGTTATAACTATACTTGAGGCATTCAACAATGCATCTACTATAAAGGCAAATAGACTAATAACAAGACTAATTAATTACGCTGGATCTAAATCAGAAGATGCAAGTGTATATGTTAAGGTAAGCAACTAATGAATTTTAAAAAACACATAGCAGAAGCAAAGAATACTCATATGACTCACATAGAGGATATGGTTATAGATGGTGGAGTCAAAGGAGCACGGGATGCTATTTTCGCTTTACGTGATTTAAGAGATATGTTAGCTGGCCATGATAATAGTACTAAGCAAGTAACAGTCAAATGGGATGGAGCGCCGGCCGTATTCGCGGGTATTGATCCTTCTGATGGTAAGTTCTTTGTTGCTAAGAAAGGAATATTCAATAAGAATCCTAAGGTGTATAAGAGTGTTGCAGATGTTAAGGCTGATACTAAAGGTGATTTATCAGATAAGCTTACGATAGCATTTCAAGAATTAAGTAAACTTGGTATAAAGAAAGGTGTCTACCAAGGTGATATCATGTTCACTAAAAAAGACTTAAAGAAAGCAACAATCGATGGTGTGAAGTATGTAACTTTCCACCCTAACACTATAGTATATGCAGTACCTATTGAAGCAGCAAAAGAGATTACGAATGCAAAGATTGGTGTGGTATGGCATACTTATTATTCAGGTTCAACCTTTGAAACAATGAGTGCTTCGTTTGGTGTAACAACTGCAGCATTTAAAACAGTTAGATCAGTATGGCAGAAGTCTGCTAACTTCCCTGACATTTCTGGTTTAGCCACATTATCTAAAAAGGAAACAGATGAAATTACGAAACATATATCAAACGCAGGTAAGATTTTTCAAAAGATTGCCTCCAATACGCTTAATGACGTGGCTACAAATTCAGATATTAATTTATATATCAATACCTTCCGTAATACGAAAGTTAGAGCGCAAGAAGAAGTCACAGATTCAAAAGCCTACGTTGATGAGCTTATCGGATGGATCGAAAATCGTTATAACACCGAAAAAGAAAGGCTTAAAAGCGCTGCTGGAAAAGATAGGAAGGAAGCAGCCAAGCTGGATGCCTTAGAATTCTTCTCAGATGAGAACAAAGCAGGTCTTATAAGTATGTTTGATATGCAGAATGAATTAGTAATGGCTAAGAAAAAGCTATTAAGCCACCTTGATTCTATGGATAGTATAAATACATTTGTAAAGACAAAAGACGGATTCAGAGTAACAGGAGCGGAAGGTTATGTTGCTATAGATCATCTTACAAACGGTGCAGTGAAGATTGTAGACCGTATGGAATTCAGTTACAATAACTTTAGTAAAGATATAATCAAAGGATGGGAGTCTGAATCACGATGAAAACATTAAACGGTGTAAGCACCACAGAAATAAACGCAGTTAATAAAGTATTACATATGCCAAAAGAACAAATGTTAAGTCCTGTTAATGAAGCATACAATGAAAAAGGATTTGTTAAAGCTTTAGAAGACATGCGGCAGTCACATGTTTTAATGGTTAAAAGCGGTTTATCAAGTGGTTATATCAAGCGGTTTGAACAACAATACGATCAATTAGTATATGCCCATTTCGGAACAAGAAATGCGCACAAACTCGGCATTAAAAGAATTAATGGAAAAGTTTACGACGACGAGTCGAGGTAAAATAATGAGCGTATTACATAGTTTTAAAGAACACTATCTTGAAGAGGCCGCGGCAGAAACCGTCACTCTAAACTGGGGTCGATTTAATCCCCCTACTATTGGTCATGAAAAGCTTTTAGATGTAAGTCACGCTAAAGGTTCAGGTGTTCATAGAATTTATGCAACGCAATCCCAAGATGCTAAAAAGAACCCATTAGATTGGAAGACTAAAGTTAAGTACATGCGGAAAGTATTCCCTGTACATGCTCGTATGATTCTTATGGATAAGAAGGTTAAGACAATATTTGATGCCTTAGTTATAGCTCACAATGATGGATTTAAAAATCTTGAATTAGTTGTTGGTTCTGACAGAGTAAAAGAATTTGAAAAGCTTGTAAATGTATACAATGGTAAAAAAGCTAAACACGGTTTCTATGACTTTGCATCTATTAAAATTATTAATGCTGGTGAGAGAGATCCAGATGCTGAAGGTGCAGAAGGTATGTCAGCCTCGAAGATGAGAGCAGCTGCAGCTAAGAATGATCTTATTGCATTTACCTCTGGTCTACCTCCAAAGTTCAAAGATTCTGAGGGACTAATGAATGCAGTTCGTTCCGGAATGGGTTTAAAAGAAGAAAAATCTTTTAGACAAGATATTAAATTAAAGCGTTCATCTAGTATTCGTGAGAAATATGTGTTAGGCAAATTATTTAATGTGAATGATAAAATAGTAACAACTGGCGGTCAGGAAGGTACTATAGATACATTAGGAAGTAATCACGTTAGAGTGAAGTTGAAAGAATCAGAAACATTTAAAACGTTCTGGTTATCAGATATAATTATTACATAAAGGAAAAGTATTATGCAAGTTAATAAAGATCAATGGCCTGAAGGCACAACAGTAGACCTAGAAGGTTATTATTCACCTGAAGGTGAAATGTTAAATAGTGAACCACATACACAAGAATTTGTAGATGCGTGGAATGGTGTTGTTGCACCTACTACTTATCATCAACATGTTATTGAAGAAGCAGTGGCTAATATTGTTACTGAAAAATCCAGTAAAGCTGAGATGGAAATTGAAGCCCGTAAGCATGGGATAGAACTAGATAGACGTCAGTCTAAAAAGTCTTTGTGGGGTAAGTTAAAGAAAGTAATGAAGTAAACCCTTTTTAAAGGATAAATATATATCATGGAACTGACTAAAAATAACTTCGAGTTATATGCTGCGAAGCATTATCAGAAAGATAAATGGGCAACAACAGAAGACTTTAAGGAAGATATATCTAGGTTTAAGTATATCAACCGGCTGGTCAATAGGTATTACCGTGACGACGATTTGAAGGAGCGGTTAATACTAAATCATATTATTATATTAGGTAATGTATTAGGACCTGCAGTTTGCGCAGAGATATTAATGTCTAAAACTGACATGACTCTGCTAAGCACTGTAAAAACATTTTTGGTATATTTAAATTATTTGCCAGAACAAGATTATGTTGAAATCCCATTGGACTCAACGATTATAGATGTATTAAGGAAACTATGAGTCAATATTTAAAAGAAAGCGCTGTAGACTTATTCATCACGTACAAGTTTGTTCGTCTACTTACAACTAAGTGGGAAGACACTGATGCGTTTGACGAAGGCGTAATTGACTCTAAAGGAAAGCTACTTGTTAAGGGTAAGGATCAAACCTCTGCCCAAAAGAAAGTCTATACTGTTTTTCACAAGTTAGTCTTCAATATTAAAAGGATTCTAGAGAAGGTACCATTCGGTAAATCTAGAATTGCGTCTTATGCTGCTGCCTTATATCTTCTAAAGGAAGAGACTGGTATGGCCGAAGAAGATATTCTAAAAGTATTACACGACTATGGCGCTGATACTTCGATCGACATAACTGAGGGGTTTAAAGAACTTTCTACAGGTATGCATATTCTAAATCATGATCTCCTTGAAGGCAATAAAGGAACTGTTGTAGAACTAGATTCTCTAGAACCAGTAGGATACTTTGCTGGTGTTCCAATCTACAAAACACAAGAAAACATTTTTATATCTATTAATAATATCTTGTAACTGTGTACATTCGCGCTAAAGCGTGTTATAATATACCTACAAAATAATTTAATCTGGAGTGACATGACGTCTATTTTCGTAACCAAGCGCAGTGGTGAAACTGAGCCATTTAACATTAACAAAATTCATCGTGTTCTAGAATGGGCCTGTAACGATTTAATTGGTGTAAGTATCTCAGAGATAGAGATGCGCGCAAATGTTCAATTATATAATGAGATGGAGTCTGTTAATATTCATGACCTCCTTATCAAATCTTCAGCTGAACTAATCACTGAGTCAACCCCTAACTATCAAACCGTAGCAGCTAGGCTTATTAATTATAAGCTTAAAAAAGTAGTCTATGGTGACAAACAACCATGGGCTCTGAAAGAAATCATTGACCATAATATTGAAGCTGGTGTATACGATAAAGATATCCTAAATCAGTATTCAGAATCTGAATTAGATTATATTGATTCACATATTATAGATCACAGTAGGGATGATGATTTCACCTATGCTGGCATGGAGCAAATGCGTTCTAAGTATTTAGTACAGAACAGATCAACTGGTGTTATATATGAAACACCTCAAGTGTTATACATTATGATTGCCATGACTTTGTTTGGCAAATACAATGGAAGACGCATGCAGTATGTTAAGGACTTCTATAACGCTACCAGTCAATTCTATATCTCATTGCCAACACCTATTATGGCTGGAGTACGTACACCTACGAGACAGTTTTCTTCGTGTGTAGTTCTTGAGACCAATGATTCATTAGATTCTATTAATGCCACCAGCACTTCTATTGTTAAATACATTAGTAAGAAAGCTGGCTTAGGTATTAACGCTGGTAAGATTCGTGCAGTGGGTTCACACATTGGTGATGGTTCGGTTGTGCATACTGGTATGATACCATTCCTTAAACTATTCCAAGCTTCTGTTAAGTCTTGTTCACAAGGTGGAGTACGTGGCGGAGCAGCAACTGTCTATATGCCTGTATGGCATTATGAATTCGAAGATCTTGTTGTACTTAAAAACAATAGAGGTACGGATGAAACTCGTGTGCGTAACATGGACTATGCATTCCAATTTAACAAGTTAATGTACGAGAGATTATTAACCGGTGGAAACATTACATTTTTTAGCCCTCATGATGTACCTGGATTATATGATGCATTTTTTGAGGACCAAGATAAGTTCAAAGAGTTATACGAGAAGTATGAAAAGACCCGTAAGATTCGTAAGAAAACATTACCAGCAGTTGAGGTCTTCTCACAATTCCTAACCGAGCGTAAAGAGACAGGCCGGATCTATCTACAGAATGTAGACCATGCAAATACACATGGTTCGTTTATCGAGAAGCAGGCACCGATACACCAGTCAAACCTTTGCTGTGAGATAACATTGCCAAGTCATGGACTAGAGTCTTATGATGATGCAAACAAAGGTGAGATTAGTCTATGTACCTTGAGTGCAATCAACTGGGGATTAATTAATGACCCTAAGGATTTCGAGAAGTACTGTGATTTAGCTGTACGTTCCCTTGATGCTTTATTAGATTATCAAGATTACCCAGTTCTTGCAGCACAGAGATCAACAATGAACCGCCGTCCTCTAGGTGTTGGTATCATTAACTTTGCGTATTTCTTAGCGAAGCGTGGATTAAAGTACAATGATGAGGCATTAGCCACTGTTGATGAGTATGCCGAGGCTTGGAGCTATTATTTGATCAAATCGAGCGTAAATCTAGCAAAAGAGCGAGGTAAATGCTATAAAAACCTAGAGACTAAATACGGCCATGGTATACTACCGATAGACACCTACAAGCAAGAGGTCAATGAATTAGTCAAGCCGAAGCAAAGAATGCCATGGTCGGCGCTCAGGAAGGAGCTTTTGTCCCACGGCATCAGAAATTCAACATTAATGGCTATTATGCCCGCAGAAACGTCTGCACAGATCAGTAATTCAACAAATGGCATAGAACCACCGCGTGCATTAGTATCTTACAAGCAATCGAAGGACGGAGTGCTAGCACAGGTTGTACCTAACATCCACAACTTGAAAAACAAGTATGATTTGTTATGGGATCAGGAAGGACCTGAAGGTTATCTAAAAATTATGGCAGTGCTTCAGAAGTATATTGATCAAGGTATATCTGTTAACACCAGTTATAACCCAGCTCAGTACGAAGATAACAAAGTTCCCATGTCAGAGATGATGAAAGATCTAATCACATTCTATAAGTACGGAGGTAAACAATTGTATTACTTTAATACAAATGATCAAGCAACAGAAGATGAGTCTACTATGGATTATGAACGTAAAGATTTTAAGTCTGATGAAGAGTATGATGACTATTGTGAAAGTTGTGTCTTATAGTATACAAAGTAAATTATAAGAAACATGTGGTCTGGTGTAGAGGAAATATATCCGGTACACACTAGCATGTTGCAGTCTCCGCAAGGTGCTTCGGTGCTTAAAGAGTCTGTAACAGAAAGGCCATATGATAATACTGAGTATAGACCAGTGCGACCACCCAAACCACCCTATGATATAACAGATTATCGCTATTCTAATCTACTAGGAATTTGTTAGAATATTATTCTACAAAAGTGTAAGGTTATAGAATAATCTTTCCTTATTACAAAATGTTATAAAAATAGTTGCATTTACTGTGTACTTACCCTATAAATCATGTTATAATATTACCATAAGTTAATAAAACAGAACTAAAGGATATTATAAATAATGATGAATGAATTCTTAATTAGTGCAGGAAGCGTGTTTGTTATGATAATTGCTGGTATAGCTTTATTGTCAAACTTCTTCTTCCCCCTATTCCTTAAACATAATGATAAAATGAACGAACAGTTTAAGGATGAAACACCTTCGGAATAAGGCTAAACTATTTTTAAAAAACGACATAGGAGAATATATGTTAGATAAAATCACGAACGGCGTTTCAGCCGCAACAGCAATATCAATGAGTTTAATTGGTCTCGCGATCATGTTACAAATTGTCTTCGGTGGAGCAGTACCTTTCTTAGGTGGTGATGTCATTGGAACAGTTATTGGTATCGTTACACAGCTGGGTGACGCTGGTTTAGTAGGTTTAATTTCTGCTGCGGTATTGTGGAAGCTACTATCTCATGATGATGCATAACATTCATTATTCAATGAAGTGAGTATAACGACGTAAAGGTTTAAGGGTAGAGGCAATTAAGACGGGGGTTCGACTCCCCCCTCCTCCACCAAATAATATTGTGAGGTAGTATTATTTGGTGGGGGAGACACGGCATCGATTAGTTAGCATAATCGCCTAAAACTCGTCAGTCAACAAAGACTTAAACATGAAAAATTTAAACGGCAATCAAAGCGTTTATGCACTAGCTGCTTAGTCAGTTAGTTGAGGTTTTCTCCGGAGTCCCTTATCACCCAATACTCCGGTCTTTTTTATATAGATAATACTATGATTACACTCACAGATAAAGCAGTAGAGAAATTACTAGTATTAGTTGAAGGTCGCAAGCTAAGGATATTAGTGCGGACCACCGGCTGTTCTGGCCTTGCTTACCATTTAGAGTATGCAGATACAATCCAACCAGAAGATTTAGATTACTCCCAAAGAGGAGTAGCCATTGTTGTTGATCCTAAATCAATAGCGTATGTTGATGGTTGTGAAATAGATTATATAACGCAAGGCCTCAATGAAGGATTCGAATTCTACAACCCTAAAGAAAAAGCTCGTTGTGGATGTGGAGAATCATTTCAAATATAGATGTACATTCAGTACAAACTATGATATAATGTATACATGAGTTTAATAAAAGAACCTTTAGGTGACGGCAATGTCCGGGTCACCAAATTCGAAGATTACAAAAGATATAAGTTTGGCAATCCTGACACAGTCTGGATGGAGTTCGAACCTATACGCATATTTCCAGATATATGGGGACAATTTAATACCGAGGATGATGAATGAATATATTTTACTTAGATAGTGATGCAAAGTCCAGCGCGGAGATGCACTTAGATAAACATTGTAGTAAGATGCTGGTGGAATATGCACAGCTAATGTCTACAGCTCACCGAGTTCTTGACGGTGTACCATATTATGACAAGAATAAAATAGGCTCTAAGATTAAACGATGGACACATAAAGAAGATGGTTTATATAAAGCTTCGCATGTTAATCATCCGAGCAATGTGTGGCTTCGAGAAAGTATAAATAACTACGCATTCCTCTATTCGATGTGGTGCCACTTACATAATGAATTCGTTATACGTTACGGCAAAGATCATATGTCGTATGTAAAACTCAAAGAAATATTAAAGAGCCCACCACTTAATTGTGGTGATAATCCGTTTACACAACCGACTCAAGCCATGCCCGACGATGTAAAAAACGCCGATAGCATTACTGCCTATAGAAATTATTATATGAAGTATAAGCATCATATAGCAGCATGGAAGACAGTCGTACCAACTTGGTATATAACATGAGAAAATCAGTATTTAAAATAAACGTAAAGAACCACATGGAAAAGGATTTATTCTTTGATGAGGGTGTTGATATTGCACGGTACGATATGGTTAAATATCCAGCGCTGCAGAAATTGTACGAGAAGATGTTATCATTCTATTGGACACCAGACGAAGTCGATGTCACAAAAGATAAGATTGACTTTAATAAGTTAACAGAGAATGAGCAACATATCTTTACAAGTAATCTTAAGAGACAAATCTTATTAGACTCGGTTCAGGGTAGAAGTCCTGACTTGGCTCTATTGCCAATTGCAAGTAATCCTGAATTGGAGTTATTGATTGAGACATGGGCATTCTTTGAAACCATTCACTCACGTAGCTATACGCATGTTATTAGGAACACATACGCGAATCCTTCTAAGATCTTTGATGAGATCACCTCAATCCCACAAATCAGCGAGTGTGGTAATGCGATCTCAGAACATTATGACAACCTGATCAATTATAAGGGTCCTCACGGTAGTCCTAAGCATAAAAAGCTGTTGTATCTATGTATGATAAGTATATATATCCTAGAAGGTATTAGGTTCTATGTGAGCTTTGCATGTTCATGGGCATTTGCTGAGTTAAAGCAGATGGAAGGTAATGCTAAGATTATTAAACTCATCGCAAGAGATGAGAACTTACACCTTGCAGCATCTTTAAATATCATACGAACTTTAATCAAAGACGATAAAGAGTTTGTACAGATCAAAGAAGAAACTAAAGATGAAGTAATGCAATTATTTGAAGATGCATTAGTTCAAGAAGAGGAATGGTGTGATTACCTATTTGGCAATGGTTCAATGATTGGATTGAATGCTGAACTCCTTAAAGAATATGTGCGATGGATTGGTGCAAAGAGAATTAAGTCTCTAAACTATGCTGTACCGTTCTCAACACATTTACATAACCCACTTCCATGGACAGAGAAATGGATAAGCGGCGGCGCAGTTCAAGTAGCTCCACAAGAAACTGAGATTACATCTTATGTCGTTGGTGGTACTAAACACGATGTAGATAAAACATCATTTAAAGGATTAAGTTTATGAGTAGAGCGATTGTATGGAGTAAGAATAACTGTATCTATTGTAGTAAAGCAAAAGCAGTGTTGGATCAGAAAGGTGTATTATACGAAGAAAGAAACGTTGAAGGAGACGATTGGACTCCTGAACAATTCTTCGAAGCTGTTCCTCCAGGCACTAGAACATTTCCTCAGATATATATAGATGAGAAGTATATAGGATCATATGATAATATGATGACATTTTGGACAATAGGGGAATTAAAGTTATGATGTGTAAAGAGTGTAACAGCCAGGAATATTCTGTAATGATAATGGAAGATGGTGGATTTGGAGTTGACGCAGATGTATTAGGTGTTGACACACCATACTGCCCACTTTGTGGTAGTGATATTGACTTAGCAGAGCGTGGTGGATTTGAGGCTGGCGATGATGACATTATGGGTGTAGGATACATTGACAAGTGATAACAACATGTTGGATGTATGAAGGTAAAGAATTTACTTCTGATGACATTGGTGAGTATTACGGATTTGTGTATCGCATTACCAATAAGATTACTGGCCACGATTATGTTGGTAGAAAATACTTCAGGACAATCCAAAAGCTTAAGCCTTTAAAGGGGTTTAAAAGAAAGCGTAAGTCCGTAAAGGAAACTAACTGGAAAGAGTATTGGGGTTCGAGCAATAGGCTCACCGCTGATATGGAAGAGTTAGGTATAGAGAATTTCAAACGTGAGATCATATGTCTATGTGAAACACGTGGTGACACAAACTATATGGAAGCAAAGATACAGTTTGATGAAGAATGCTTATTGAACCCTAATAATTATAATGGGATCATAGCAGTGAAAATTGGTGTAGGATCTGTTAAAAATTTATCAGAAAAGTATGTACAAACGCACCAAACTATGTTATAATATACTATGTTTACAAAAAAGGATATACATAATGGTTTTAGTTGATTTTAATGGTTTGGCTATTGGTTCTATAATGGGCCAACTTAGTCATGGTGAAGAGTTAAGTGAGAATTTAGTTAAGCACATAATTCTTAATAATCTTCGGATGTACAGAAAAAAATACCCACAGATAAAGCACGGCAAGATGGTAATCTGTTGTGATAGTTACTCCTGGCGCAAGGATGTATATCCTGAGTATAAAGCCTCCCGCAAAACTAATCGTGCAAAAGATAAGTATAATTGGTCTGAGATCTTTGATCTAATTGAATCTACTCTCATTGACATTCGTACCAACTTCCCTTATGCTGTTATTAAAATTGATAGTGCTGAGGCTGATGATATCATTGGTGCATTGACTATAGAAAAGTCCACACCTCTTATTGGTGAAGATGTTGTTATTATTTCTGCTGATAAAGACTTTATTCAATTGCAGTCTCTTGGCCACGTAACACAGTGGTCACCTATGTTTAATAAAGCTGTCAAAGATGATAACCCTGTTAAATATATCTTTGAACATATTCTTAAAGGTGATTCTAGTGATGGTGTTCCTAATGTGCTTTCTTCCGATGATTGTCTTGTTAATAATATTCGCCAATCGCCCATGACTAAAAAGAAGTTAGAATACTGGTGGGAGAATAGGAATAACCTTAAAGGCGTTATGCCTACAGAGGTATTTAGGAATTACATACGTAATCGTCAAATGATAGATTTAAATTGTACACCTAAAGATATTTACAATTCAGCGGTTTCTCAATATGAGAATTATCAATATCCTCATCGTTCTAATATACTTACTTATCTAGTGAATCATAGGATGAAAATGCTTATCGATAGTGCCTCAGAGTTTTGAGACACTTTGAGTCTGATGAAGAATTGAAAGAGTTCATGGAATATTTTAAAAATGAATTACCAGACCCCAATCATTATCCACATAAAGTAATGTGGTTAGTGCGTTGGTGGCAGAGTATAATTAAAAGGGAGAAAGAAGATGCCAACATACACGTTTCGAAATAAAGAAAATGGAATGGAGTGGGATGACACAATGTCTCACAAAAACCTTGAACAATATTATATAGACAATAATTGCACACAGATGATTGGTGCACCCACAACAATATCAAGTCACGGTGATGTGCATTCAAAAACAAGTGATGCCTTTAAAGATCGCATGAAAGACATTCATAAAACAGCTGGTCATTTCTCTAGAATGAATAAAGGAATCAACTGATGTTTTTTCATGAACCGATTGATCTAGGTTATAATGATCTAGTTGCAGTCACAGAAGAGAGTGGTAGAAAGTATGCCACCCCTAAAGGTAGTTATCCTTCAATAACAACAGTACTTGGTAAGCTTAGCAAAGCAGCTATTATGGCTTGGCGAGATCGTGTTGGACATGAAGAAGCTAATAAGATATCAAGACAGGCGGCAGGACGTGGCACCGCGGTTCATGCAATGTGTGAGAAGTATGTAAACAATGACCCTGATTATGCAAAAGGTGCAATGCCTAATATCTTGCATGACTTTAATAGAATTAAAGATATACTTGATACCAGAATAGGTACAGTATATGGACAAGAATTACCGTTGTACTCAGATCACTTAAAGGTTGCAGGTCGAGTAGACTGTGTGGCAGAGTTCGATGGTAAACTAAGTATAATCGATTACAAGACATCGAAGAAGACAAAGAAGAAAAGTTGGATTGAACAGTACTTTATGCAAGAATGCTTTTACGCTATTGCATGGGAAGAGAGAACAGGTCAACCAATTACACAATTAGTAACAATTATCTCAGTAGACAATGCTGAACCTCAAGTGTTTATTGAACATCGTGATAACTGGGATAAGCAACTCGTTAAAGCTATACAGGATTACTAATAATAGACACACTATTTCTGTGAAAACTTTCCACATAAGCATCGCAAACTATGATATAATATACCTATACCAAATAAAAAAGGAATAAGCTTATAATAAATTGGTATAAGAAAGACTAAAATAGTTGTGTACAGAAACCCTCAACTATGATATAATATCTATATACTAATGAATAAGGAAGTAATAAATTATGAAAAATGCAAAAGCAATGAATGAAGTTAAAAAGTTAATGTTTGATTTAGATCAAGCTCAATTAACTGAACTAGTGCAACACTTTAAAAACTGTCGCTCTCTATTAAATATGAAAGCTAAGAGTGAATTTAGTGTTGGACAAAAAGTAAAGTTCGGTAAATTTATCGGTATTATCTCTAAGTTAAACCGAACTAAGGCAGTAGTTAGTACTGCTACTGATGGCAAATGGAATGTTCCAATGACACGTATGGAGGCAATTTAAGTTATGGCAGGACACAAATACTCGAAAGAGATTCAAGATTTTTTAGATGCAGGCGGAGTAATCAAAGTTATTCCACCTGAGGATACAGCTAAGACTCTAGAAAAGCAGAGCAATGGTTATTTCAAGGGGCGTCCAGTTATGGGCCCCACTAAAAAGAAGGAGGAGTCGTAATGACAGTAAAGAATATTATCGTAACGGCCCTAATAATTATTAATGTTTATGTATGGAGTGGTATACTACTATGAATTGGATAAAGAAAAGCAAACGCAAAACTACTGATAACTTAGAAGGCATTCGTCTTCGCTCTTGTCAACTATGGCTTGATGCCACAGGCTTTCATCCTTTCTTAGATCCTGATACAATGAAATTGCCTGATTTAGAAAAAGGCTTTGGTTGTACATATGCTGAGTTACCAAAAGAAGCATGGGATACCATGGATCGTTATGATGAGGTTGTTGCACGAAGGAGTGTCTATGCTACGTGATTTAAGTGAAAAATTAATCTTAACAGATTGTGATGGTGTACTATTAGATTGGGAATACCATTTCTATAAGTGGCTAAAAGCAACTGAAGGTTATGAGCGTCTTAGCGATCATTACAATGTAGCAAAAGCTATTGGCGTTGCACAACAAACTGGTTCAAGGTTTGTTAACAAGTTTAACAGGTCTGAAGAGATGAAAACTTTATCTCCTTTACGTGATGCTATTAAGTATGTTCGTAAGTTGCATGAAGAGCATGGATACATTTTCCATGTTATTACTTCACAGACTAACTGTAGACTTGCTCAAGAGTATCGTAAAGAGAACTTAAGAAACGTTTTCGGTACTACTATGTGGGATGGTTTTACTATTCTAAATACTGGCCAGGACAAAGACGACGCTCTGAAAGAGTGGGAAAATACTGACTGTTGGTGGTTAGAAGATAAAGCAGCGAACATTGAGATGGGTAACAAGGTAGGTCTAAGAGGAATTCTTATTGATCACTCTTGGAATAAAAACAATACCTATGACTGTGATCGTGCTAAAACTTGGAAAGATGTTTACGAAATTATTACAGGTGAAGTGTGATGAGAAAGAATAAAGGTTACATCGGATTTGCATATCCTCTATTGAGGTTTACAGCCGGTGGTTTAATTGGTTTTGTTGGAGTGGCTGTATTTACCACTAACCCGTATATTGCTGTGGTAGTTACGGTAGGTTGTGGAGTTTTCGTCGACAAGATTTTTACTAAAAAATAAGGATAATTATATTATGAGTAACATAGTTGAAGCAGGTACAAAGGAAGAAATTGCGCATTTAAGATCTAAGAACAGGTTCTATGTTGCGGGTTGGGTAGCTAATACTTCTGGTGAAAATCCTCAAGTGTTGCCTGAATCTTGTAAAGGTAATGCTGCTATAGAGAAATATCATAAAGATTATCTATCTGGATATGGTGATTCATATATGAATTATGAATCTTTAGCGGTGCAGTATGACCGGTTTTACAGTTAAATATTTGTATAAATAAGCCTATATCACTATAGGATCTTTCATGTCAACGACAGAACGGTTAGAACTGCTGGAAGCAAAGCTACAGCAGATTGGAATGATGGGGCAATGGTATCAAAGGTATGACATAAGTACTGGTGCTCAGGAATGTAAAGCTATCGTTAAAGAGTTAAAGGAAGTCTTAGATCCGCCGTGTGGTATGAGTCGGAAATAAAGATGGAGGTGCTGTATGGCATTATTAGAAGATGTTGTAATATTTTGTAAAAAGGAATTAAACATTCCTGATGAAATTCTTGTATCATTAGAAACAGAAGATCTAAGCGAAGACAATGTTAAAGGCTGGACAACAGACTCAGCTGAAGATGATGAATACGATATTGAAATTGACACACATTTGGGATTTAAAGAATCTATCATAACCGTATGCCATGAGATGGTACACGTTCAACAATTACACGAAAACCGTGAGCTTGATGAAAATGAAGCTTACGAAAAAGAGGAAATGTTATATAAAAAATATATAAATAGTTCTCAGTAGTTTTTAGTATCACTACTTAAAAAAAGATATATTTTTATAAAAATAATAAAAGGAAAAATATGTTTAAAAAACTACTAGTCGCGACGGCGGCAATGGCAGTATCCGCAACTACGTTTGCAGGTATTAGCTTATCAGGGTTATATGAGGGAACACTAGATTCACACGGTGCTTATACTCAAGACATACATACTACTATGAAGGGAACATCAGGAAATTCAGCTATCACAGTTGTTCTTGATAAAGACTTTGCGGTAGATGATATGTATGTTGAAACTACAACAGGTCCTCTAACATTTACGTTAGGTGATAAGTCTGGTGATGATCCAGATTCAACTGTTCTAGGTGTAACAATGAAAGCGGGTGCAATCACATTAGGTCTTAATCAGATCTCTGGTGGTAACACAACGATTGATGCAAGTGGAACAATTGGTGGTATTGCAGTTGCTATGACTGATGTTACATCATCAACACGTGAGACAACAGGTACTTTCGCTGCAGGTGGTTTATCCACTACAGTTGTATATAACAAAGTAACTGCAGGTAATAATATTGACGTAACAGTAAGTACTACTGTTGCTGGATTAACGCTTAGCGCTAATCATGATTCAAATGCAGATGGAACTTCAGAGAATGAAGGTTCTGTATCAAAAGCATTAGTTGGTTTAGGTACTGTTAAAGGCACTATGGGTAAGACGGGTGCTGGTGTTACAACTAAAGGATTTAGTTTGACACGTGGTATTTGGACTGGTGAATGGGAACAAGTAGGAAGCGCTGATGGTGTAACTACTCTGAAAGCAACTTTAGCTTTCTAAACTTCAGGGGGTCTTCTGGGCCCCCAACTTATTTTATTGGAGAGACTATGAACAATACAAAATTAATGAGCGAGTACTACAAGGACGATGGTAGTGTAGCTAAGGTATATCAAATAGTAACAGGAATGGATGGTGAGCGATCGTTCTTTTCAATTACGTATAAAGATCCTAATGGCGTTAGACTTATGCAAGAAGATTTTCCATACAAAGCTTTAGGCTATGTGGAAGATGCGGCAGAGAACTGGGCACTTGGTATCAAACTATTAACAGAGGGATAACATGGCAGAATTCGATTTCGGCTTTACACTTGTAGATGAAGCAGAGCTAGACGTTGCAAAAGAAGTTGCAACATCAACAGCAAGTGCAACTAACACACAAGACAAGCTTGACAAATTATATAACGCAATCACGCCACTACTAAATAATCTTAAGGCTAACCCTGAGAAAGAATATATTAAATGGCCTAATCGAGTAGATAAGGTTGAAGCATTTGAAGGACAAATACTAAAAATATATAAAGGTTAGTATGTACATTGATACAATACTATGTTATAATAGATGTATCAATTTAAATAATAGGAATATATTATGGCAAGACGTAAGATGAGTGATGAGCAACGTGCGGCCGCTGCAGCTAACTTAGCGAAGGCTAGAGCAGCTAAAAAGCCCACGACATATAAGAACATTGCACCTAATGTACTAGCGTTAGAAGAAGATCATGGTCTATCAATGGTTAACGTGAAGCTATATATTAAAGCCACTAAGGAGAAACTATCTGCATTACGTCAAGCAATTCATCGTAATGAGAGAGGTGCTCAAGCCAAGTATGAATCAGCAAGGATCTATAAGAACCATTGTGAAACATACCTACGTGAAGGTGTATGGTCTCTAGATTTCTATGGTGAGAATGAAGAGAAGACAATGCATTGGAAAACTTTATCACCCGCGTATGACGCAGACGGAGTACAAAAATAATGGATGACATAAACAAAAAATCATTTTCAGGTTTAGTTGAAACATTTGTTCGTACTCATAAAGATACAAACTATATAGATGCTATTATAAACGTGTGTGAGAGCAACGAAATCGATCTTAGGGACAGTAAGAAACTTATCTCAAAGAAGATTATAGAGCACGTGGAGCATGAAGCAAAGCAGCTTAACCTATTAATCGGTGGCAACCCTACACATATGTTGCCTATATGAGGATGACAGGATATGAAGCATTTCAATTACACAACGCAGTTAATCTGCATTTCAACGGAAGTTACGATTGTTTTAAGTATAATTTTAAAACAAATGTAACTGAGAAAACATACTGGAAGAGGCCTGATAAATTCCAATTATCTAAGATAGGTAAACGTTTTAAAACTCGTGATGATATTACTTTGTACTTTGCCGCACATCAAGTTGCTGGCAATAAGTATAGTAGTGATATGATACGTGACGAAGATACATATACAGCATTCTTGAAGAAGATAGATAGTATGTCTTATGTGTTTCGAAATGAATTAGAAGAAATTTCAGATGTAAAGTTTGATGAACTCTTGGCTATAGAAGATACATATCCAAGAATTGTCCAGCTTCATCTTGAAGGTACGGTGTCTCTCGAGACATTGTGTATAATAAATCGCTTGACTGGGTTTATTAGTAAGGCGAACGAACAGATCACAGATACTATATTGTGGCCTGATTTGTTTAAGAAGATATCTAAGTTTCAGTCTTTCTTAAAGATTGATGACAATAAAATGAAAAACATTATTGTAGATATTTTTAAATAAGGTATGTACATTTGTCATAAACATGATATAATATATACTGATACAAAGTAATACAAATTTATACTAATTTTTAATGGAGAGTAAAATATGTCTTTTGCAGACTTAAAAGCGAAAGCTAGTGATATGAGTTCACTAGTAGGTGCGGCTGGCAGCACTAAAGAAAAGAAATCATTCGGCGACGACCGTATGTGGAAACCCTCAGTAGATAAAGCAGGTAACGGTTATGCTGTTATTCGTTTTTTACCTACAGTCGAAGGTGATGAATTACCTTGGGCAAAATACTGGGATCACTTCTTTCAAGGACCAACTGGTCAGTGGTATGTTGAGAAATCACTTACTACAATTAATAAGGATGATCCTGTATCTGAAATGAATTCAAAACTGTGGAATACCGGTATTGAAGCTGATAAAGATACGGCTCGTAGACGTAAGCGTCGTTTACACTATGTGTCAAACATCTATGTAGTTTCTGATCCTGAAAATCGTGAGAACGAAGGTAAGGTAATGTTATATACTTACGGTGCTAAGATCTTTGAGAAGATCATGGACTCTATGCAACCTAAGTATGAAGATGAATCTCCGGTGAATCCATTCGATTTATGGAAAGGTTCTAACTTTAAAATGAAGATCTCTCAAGTAGCAGGTTTTCGTAACTATGATCGTTCAGCCTTTGGTGCTGTTGAAGCATTGAATACAGATGATTCAGTTATGGAAGCTGCATACAACAAACAGTATTCTCTTAAAGAGTTTACTGATGTATCTACATTTAAATCTTACAGTGAACTTAATCTTAAGTTGACTCGAGTGTTAGGTGAAGAGCTTATGACACGTAATGAAGTTGATCATATGGATGAAGATGTTGCGGTTGATCAAGAGAATCGTACTCAGGAAGCTTTCACAGCTCCAGCAGCTAAGGTTGAATCTGATACTGATGATACGATGAGTTACTTTGCTAAGTTAGCAGCGGAAGCTTAAGAGTTATTAGTAGTGCTACGAACCCCTCTTTATGAGGGGTTTTTTTACGCCCATAGTTCAGTGGATAGAACAAC